GGCTGGCTCTCCCAGGTCACGGTCTGATCGATCCAGAACGACTGCCACCGCGCCACGGTGGCGATCTGCCCTGCATCCTGGAACTGCACGAACAGAGCTTGGCCGCGTGCTACTACCATCAAGCCCCCCGCAGCGCCATGCGCCCAGCCGGGCTGCGCAGCTGGGCCATCACCCCGGCCGCCGTGGCAGCCATGGCCTGCTCGAGGTCGCCCATGGAAACCCATTGCGAGCCATCGGGCAGCTGCAGCACCTCGCCGGTTTTGATCGTGATGTTGGGCACGCCGCCGCCGGCTCCGGTCCGCGCGTGATCGATCACGGTTTCCCGGGGGTGCAGCATCGCCATGAAGCCGCCGCGGCCATCGAGGCCGCCGCTGCGTGGGGCGTCGCCGGTGTAGCCACCGCCGGCGAAGGAGATGGGCCGGTAAGTCACCGCACCGTTGAAGGTGAAGGCGCCCATCTCTTGGCCGTTCTGCATGTAAGTGGGCCGGCCGTTGAACGTCCTGCCGGTTAACGCCACCGGCATCTGCCGGCCCATGATCTGCGCCTGCTGCGCCTGGAGGTTGGCCTGATTGGTTCTCGACTTCTGCGCGGCGATCTGCTGCTGAAGCCTGAAGTCAGCGTCGGCGGAGTTGGCCGCCACCTTCATCAGGCTGACCTGCTCCTGCAGCCTGGCGGTTTGCTGCCCATAGGCTTCTGCCGTGGCCAGGGCTGCCTGAGCGCTGCGCAGCTCCTCCCAGGCCTTGCGGCGCTTCAGGTCCGTGATCAGCACCTCTTGCCGGATCTGCTCATCAGCCGCCGCCTTCTGCAGCCTGGCGTTCTCCAGCTCGATCCCCATGACCTGCCGAAGGATCGGGATCTTCTCGGCATCAGTGCGGGCCTGGTTGAGCTTCGACTCCAGGATTGATTTGGCGGCATTGTTCACCGCAATGTCTGCTGTTAAGGTGGCGTCCCTGAGCTGCCCCTGGCGCTGCACCGCTTGACTGGTGGCGTCGATCGTGGCGCCCAGCAGCTTGTAGCTGGCGTTGCTCTGGTCAACTGCCGCCCTAAACGCCTCCTGCTTGGCCTTGGCGTTCTCAATCGGGGGTTCAATGCTTTCGGCCTCTGTCTTGCCTCGCTTCAAACTCTCGGCCAATTTCCGGGCCTCCAGTTCTGCATCGCTGGTTTGGGTCTGGGTCCCTTTGAGCGCCATGTTGAGGCCCAGCACGGCGCCGCCGCCAATGGCAACAGCGGCAGCAAGCTTCACCCATCCGCCGGGGCCCTGAAGTGCCGCAATCACCGCCTGGGCAACGGCCAATCCCTTGAGCGTCTCGGTCAGCACTTTGTAGACCGCGATCACCCCACCGATGCCAAGGATCCACGGGCCGATTGCATTGACAATCCCGCCAATTACTTCGATGGTCTGCCGGATCGGCTCCTTGTTGGCCACGATGTAATCCCGAAAGCCGATGCCGACCTTCGAGATCCAGTCCACCGCGCTGCTCAGGTACGGCAGCAGCTGGTTGGCGATCTCTATGCCGATCTGCCCGAACACTGCCTGCGTGGCGGCCAGGCTGTCGTTGTAGGCGTCGGCCTTGTCGGAAAACTCTGTGCTCATCGTGGCGGCCAGGCCCTCGATGGCTTGGCGCCCGCCGTTGAGCATTGGGATGATGTCGGCGCCAGATTTGCCGAGCAGGTCAATCGCGAGCTGGGCTTTCCTGGCCCCATCGGGCATCTGCTGGAACTTGTCAGCGACCTCCAGCATCACCTGGTCGGTGCTCTTGAGTTTGCCCGTGGCATCAACTGCGCTGATGCCTAAATACCTCAGAGCATCGGCTGCGGGGCCCTTGCCCGTTTCCGCCGCCTCAACCATGTTGCGCCCCAGCTTCACCAGACCCTTGCCGACGGACTCCACGTCAGTGCCGGCCATCTGCGCTGCCTGCTGGAACCGGCTCAGGTTCTCAACGCTCACGCCTGTCTTCTGCGACAGGTCGCGCATGTTGTCGGCGGCATCGATTGCGCCTTTGGCGAAGGCCACCACACCAGCAGCGGACAGGCCGGCACCCAGGGCCAGCACGCCACCGGTGACGCTGCCGAGGATCTTGCCCATGCCGCCCAGCGCGCTGTTCGCCTGCTCGCCGGCTTTCTGGATCCCCTTGATTCCAGCGCTCAGCCCAGCTAGGCCCGACGCATCGCCCTTGGCGCTGATCTTCAGGATCGCGTCAAGGTTGGCCATCAGCTGTAGAGCTCCATCAGGTAGGCGCCTTCCATGGTCTGAATGTCCTCAAGCAGCGCCAGCGGCTGGGTCACTGAGCACAGGCTAAAGAGCCATTGAGCAGCGCCATAGTCCAGCCCGATCGGACCACGCGGGCCGGTGCGCCACTGGGTTTGGAGCCGACAGAACATCGTCACCGCCTCCCAGTTCTCGGGCCACACCAGGAACGCAGTGGGACCGATCTCCTGCTCTGGCAGCTCGATGCCCCAGTCCGCTGCCGCAGCTGCCAGTTCGTCACCGCTGCCCCCGCTCAGGAGATGCCTTGCGGCATCCGCGAGGTTTTTTTTCGACCGCCGATGATCGAATCATTCCAAGCCTCGACGATCGCGGCAGCAAACGACGCCCGGGCGATCAGCTCCTGCTTCAGGCCTTCGCTGAACTCCACCGGCTGGCCGTTGCTGGTGATGCCGCTCCAGCCGGTCAGGATCTCATCGGCCAGCTGCATGTCGTCAATCATCCCGTCCACCGGCTCACCGGCCGTGCTGGCGATCATCCGCTGCCGGATGGCCTCGTTGATCTCATCAATCCGCGGCTGGCTCAGGCGCCGGAAGCGGCCGGTGAAGGTCTCGCTTTTGTTGGCGCGGTTGGATGGCTCGCCGAGCGTGACGGTCCATTCGTAGCTGTCGCCCTTGTCGATCTCGAACGCCATGGGTAGGTGCAGTGGTGTGGTTCAGAGTCGCCAGCCTGAGCTGCTGGGCTCAGGTGAAGGCCAGGCTCAGCTCGTCGCTGCTGCCGGCGGTGTGGAGTGCCACGAACGGGATCTCCAGGCCAGCAATGCCGCGAATGTCGGCGACCTGGGGCGGGCCGAAGTTCACGGTCGGCAGGCTCACCGCCAGGCGGTTTCCGGCGACGGTGCCGTGGGTGAAGCTGATCCCGCCGGTGGTGCCGGCGATGGCCTGGGCAAAGAAATCTTTGGTCGCCAGCAGATCTGGCCGCTCGATGGTGATGGTGCCCTCCACCATGCGGTCGGTGATGCGCACTTGCTTGGTGCAGCCGGCGTGGTCGAAGAACTCGACCTGGTTGCCCAGCGACAGGTTGAACGCCGACACACAAGCCGACAGGCCAGCCACCGTCACCGTGGCGGTGTTGGTGGAATCGAACGCCACCGGGGCGGCCTGGTTGGTGTAGGTCGGGCTGGGGAAGGCCACATCCGTGGGGGCCTGGTAGATGCCCTGCATGGTGAAGCTGAACCTTGGGATCTGGCCAGCCTCGAAGCTCAGATCAAACGTGCCCCGGGCGCCCAGCCCCTGGTGTTTATTCCCGTCCCAGTTGTGGAACAGCTCGCAGCTGTCGGGGGTGCTGCTGATGGGCGCATAGGTGACGCTGGTGCTGCTCACCACGGTGGCGTTGAAGCCGCAGGCCAGCAGGAGCGGGTCGTACTTCGGCGCGGTGCCAGCGGCGCCGGAGCCTGCGGCCTCCACATCGAACTGAAGCCCCATCTTGCGCATGGCGATGATGCGCGAGCGCACCCGGCCAAAGCTGCTGTCGATGATCTCGCGCTCCAGCAGATCGCCGTCCAGCGGGGTCAGCTGGGGATTCAGCACCAGCAGGGCGTCAGTCCCGGCTGCGCTTGCCGACGTGCCGTACGTCGTCTCCTTCTTCACCATCAGGATCTGGCGCCGGGTCGTTGCCATCGGTCGTTACCTCGGGGGATTCAGCGGGGGATTGGTTGACCCATTCCCCATCCACCAGCAGGAAGGTGCCGGCAGTGGTGGGCCTGGGCGGGAGCGGCTTGGTGGCCATCAGGTTGTGAGGTCCGAAAGGGAACTCCTGTACCGCACAGCGTAGGAACAGCTCAGGATGCCGATCTCGCCTGAATCGGCCTTCCATTCCCGGCCTTGCGGGTAGACGTGGATCACACCCAGCCCGCTGAACGTCGCGGCCATCAGGCGGGCATGGGCATCGACGCGGATCGGGTCGGCCAGGGTGCTCAGGGGTGAGCCGCTGATCAACACGTCGATGGCTACCACCAGGTCGGTGTTTACCGGGCCAACGTCGGGCACCTCGTCGCTTTCGCTCAGCGGCTCGATCACGATGCACGGCATCTCGTTGCGGGCCACCGCTTCCCAGCGGTCCCGGAACACCTGGCCGCTGATGCCAGCGGTGGGGGTTAGCGCCGCTTCGATCGCCGCCAGGATGCGCTCACTCTTGCTCAGCGTCACGGCTTTGGCTCCTCAGGGTTGGCATCAGATCGCCGCCGCCGGCCCAGGCCCAGCATCCGCCCAGCGGCCGGGATGGCGTTCTGCAGCGGCGAAGGGATCAGCACGCCAAGCGCCACATTCCAGCGGGCATCACAGGCCGCCCAGGGGTTGGGGGCCCTGACCTCGCAGACCCCGATGTAGCCCACCAGCAAGGCAAAAGCGGCCCAGTTCATCGCCCGCCCTCCAGCCGCTCGACCTGGCTCGGGACTGCCAGCCTGAGCGGCACCATCGTGGCGACCACCGGCATCAGCACCGCCAGCACCAGGCCCACCCCGGCGATCTGCGCCAGGCGGGTTTCAAGCGTGCGCTGGCGGGTGAACAGGGCGTCGAGGTCTTTGGTGATCCTGGCCACATCCTCTTTGCGCTCGGCCATGATTGCCAGGATCGAGTCGATCTTGGCTCCAAGTTCCGCCAGGCGCACATAAATGTCGCGGTGGCTTACGTCTTCAGGCGGCATGGCAGGCATGGGGTTTACCTCAGTCTGGCGAGGGTGCGGGGGTGGCCTGGCGGAGCTGGGTGCGGGGGTGGGTCATCAGAACGCGGAGGCGATGGCGGACACGTAGGCGGCGAACGCTGAACGCAGCGCGGCGGCTTGGGTGGCGTTTAGGCCGGTGGAGAAAATGCCAGCGGCTTGGAGGATGGCAGAGCTATGGCCGGCAGCGCCAGTGTCGTTGTTGTTATACGCGAATGTATAAAAGTTTTGGGCTGATAGAGTCAGCGATAGGCTGGTTGAGCTTGAAGCTGACGATCCATCTACATACAAGGTAGAGCTAGTTGCGCTTGTTCGGCTACCGATCATGCAGGTAGCCGCTGCGGTTGAGGTGCTGACCGGGAACTGCCCAATGGTAAATGTTGCGCTTCTAAAGGCTCGCCCCGAAGCACCACTACTCCACTCATCCAGGACGATGAGATCGGTAGCCGCATTGTTGCTGTGCCTGCCCAACAGGATGGCGTTACCAGAGGCTTGGGCTATAGACCCATGCGCGAACAATGCGTGGCTGGTTGCTCCGATTGAGTTGACGGCTACGTTGTTATCTAGGTACGCGTTAGCATTAGACGCCTTACCTAGCCCTGTCTTGCGGTTGTAGTCGCCACTGGTAAACCCGTTGTTTGTGGGGTTGGTTCCTTTTAGTGCCAGACCTGCCGCAGCCGCCAGGCTGCGTGGCCCACAAGGCAAGATGATCTGTGCCGCGTTTGTCCAGATGTTGCCAGCCTTCAGGGCCAGCACCAACTGGTTCATGGCGTTTTTGGTTGTTGTTTCTAGGGGTGTGTTGTCATACGAAGAACTTTCGACCGCCGTGATGTAGTTCTGCGCGTCGGTGTCGTAGGCGCTGGCTACAGAAAACCTCCCCGAATCAATCCAGATGACAGTCATACCTGCTGCTCCCAGGCCAGCGATTCGCGCTCGGGCGTCTCGGGGTCGTCGGCCAGGAATTGGCCATCCTCGCCGCGAGCCTGCACGGCGACCCACAGATCCCCGGCGGCATCGACCCATTCCTGCCCCAGTGCCGTCGCAGCCGGGCGAGTAGCACCGCCCAGGGCCGCCACAAACGCTTCAGGCAGGTGCAACATCAGCGCCAGGGCTCGCACCTCCTGGAGCAGCTCAGGGCTCACTAGCCCCTGCCGCCGCAGCGCCACCCAGGCGCCTCGGAAGTCGTCAACATCGCCAGCAGCCGAAGCGGCCAGCAGGGTGGCGGGCAGGCTCAGGCCAGCCGCCGGGGCCTGGCTCAGGCTGCCGCCCAGCAGGGCATTGATTGCGGGATGGGCCAGCAGGGTCCGCTTGAACGTGCGCCAGTCCGCCTGCGGAGCCACAGGTGGCAACGGCTCCACGCTCCAGCCCCAGCGCCACTCGCCAGCATCACGGTTGATGGTGCGGGTTTCGCTGATGCTGTGCGTGGCCGGGTCGTATTGCGGCGCTGGCTCGCGCACGATCCTGAGCACCTGGTAGCGGGCATCGAGCCCTTCCACCGGCTCCTCATCGCGGCGGGGATAATTGCGAATCAGGCCGGTTTCCGTGTCGAAAAGGCAGAGATTGTTCATGGTCATGCCCTCCGCACGAACAGGGAAACCTTCAGCCCCGCCCCGGCCACGGTGCTGCCGATCTGGTCAATGTCGATGCTGATTTCTGCGTCGTCGGCCAGGCTGGTGTCAGTGATCGTTGCGGCGCTGGCGGCGGTGGTGCTGCTGGTTTCGCTGGCATCAATGCTCAGCTTCGTGCCCAGCACCGACGCTCCCGCTTCGTTCACATCCACGATCAGTGTCGAGCCGGTCGGGGCGGTGTTCACATTCGCCCTCACCGACAGCAGTGTGGCCGCGAATGGCAGCCTGAACCGCACCTTGTTGGTGCCGGTGGTGAGCGCGGTGCTTTCGTCGCCAACCGGGATCACGATCACATCGGCGTCCCGTTGGTGCGCGTGCCCTGCGTCTGCCGCCTGCCCCGTGCTGCCCGCTGCAGCGGTGGCTGCCAGGGCCGCGGGGGCGCTGCTGCTGAGCGCCAGGTTGCTGGTGCCAGCGCCGATGGCTGTGCGGGCTGCTGCAGCATCGACAGCGGTCAGGAGTGCGCGGCCCGTTGCCGTGCTGTCGCTGATCGTGCTGGCGGCTTGGCTGTGGCTGGCAGCGGCGAAGTCGCCGGTGGCAGCCGTGGCCGCCG